GAGCGATAGCAGGAGTAGATACAAGGAGTGCTGCTGCAGCGATTAGGAATGACTTCATGGCGGAATGTCCTTAATGAACTTATTATAGAATAAAAAAAGAGGGGCGTCAACTGGATTGTGCCAGTTACCCCTCCGTCTGCGACGACGATATTCAATACTATTTATAGAAAATCTTTACGTTTATGTGCATCAGGAACTACTTTACCAAGTTCAACGCTCAGAAGCCCATCTTCAAAAGTAACTGATCTAACTTCCGTGTCTTCGCTAAGTGTCCACGAACGTGTAAACGACCGTTGAGCCACACCTTTGTGGACGTAGTTAGTTTCCGTCTCTTTATCTTCTTTTTGACCTTCAATAAAGAGTTTACCATCCTGTGTGTAGACATAGACTTCCTTCTTTTTAAATCCTGCTAATGCAATCTCTAATCGAGATGTAACATTATTTACCGTTACGAGATTATACGGCGGATAATTTGATGTAGTTTCATGTAGGTCGAAGATCCTATCGAAGTAATCTTCCATACCAATACTGTTTCTAGTGATGCGATCCAACAACTGATTAATGTTGGCTGCATTGTACCTTGTTAGGTCTCCCATTTGATAGCTCCTTAAATAAGCGAGTTTATGTTGTGTGGACCCCGAAGGCATCCATAAGTATATAGTAGCACAGATACAAAAAAACGGGGTGTTGAACCCCGTACTTTTTTATTCGGTAGCAAATTCTTCAGTAAGTGAAGAAAGATCATTGATGTTGTTACCAGTAACCTTTTCAATGATTTCATTGAAAATAGTGTAACGTGCCTTAAGGTTCTCAGAACTCATGCCGTTGCAGCACTCTTTGAAAGTCTTATCGTCATCACCACAGGTGAAGGTGCGATTCTTATCATTGTAGGCAGCATCATGCTGTTTTACAGCAGCAACAACCTGTTCATAAGTATCGATACCATTACACATCATCCAGTACAAATTTTGCACTGCAGATGCACGGGTGAGGGGTTTGATAATTGTTGCTCCAGTTTTGTCCTTTCCAAATATTTCTTGTTGAATCATCAGAGTGGTGAAGTCCATCAGATCGACAAATTTGTCGAAGTAGAATTCTTCATCTTGTTCCGTCAAGAAATCACTCTTGTAGAGTTTGTTTTTAGTGGTCTGAGTCACACTACTAATCCTGGTTTGGTTCAGGATTGGATCATGGTCGATGGCTTGAAGTGTAATATCGAGACAATCTGTAACCCATTCTTCACCACGAAGACGGGAACGATAGTCCTTGAAGAGTTGTGCAAGGAGAGCACAAACATCATCAGCGATGTTACGAACATACTCAGCCCATGGAGTTGAGTATGCATTACGGAGTTCTTGTCCGTTAAGAGGAACACCACTGTTCACATTTTGGAACACGTCAGACATACCTTTAAGGGTAATTTGAGTGTAGACGCTGATAGCAGCTCGACGCACTCGAAGAACTTTCTGAACTCGTTCTGGTAGGTCAGAAAACTTTTGCTTTCCTTTCCGAACGGTGAAAGATGAGACGCAACGGTGATTGCTATTCTTCGCCTTTGAGACGAACTCATACTTTCCTTCGGGAATAGTATAGGTATCATCAAACAGAGACTTCATGAAGCACATACGATTGTTTCCATCAAGGATAACATACCTGTATCCTTCATTGAAGAATTTTTTAAAGAACTTGTATGAGTCGCTATCACATTCACCTGCATCTTCTAGAGCATCGATACAGTCTGAAACATCAACTAGAACATAAGTTCCTTCTACTCGATCCATCAGCAATGACTGGAAGAACCTCTTCCTGTCTTCTGATTTCCATGCGATGGGTCGTTGGAATTGACGTGGTGCGTTAAATGCTCCGAACTTCTGAAGCATGTAAGCATAGTCAATTAAAGTCATGTCCTCTTTCAGAGGGACAAGAAAATTCTGATTAGATTGCATATTCTAAGGGGGGTATAAGGGATTTTGCAATTTTCTTCAGTATGTTAGAAGAACCTTGCGGCACCAAACTGTGTGTCGTTTGGTGTGTTGGAGTGGGTCGGTTGCCCTTCCCTCACCAACAAAACTAATATAGGTCATTTGGAGTAAAAAGTCAAGTCACTTTATCTTGGATAAGTCTTGATTCCAACACTTTGACCATTAGATCGAGCGTTCTCTGGTGTGGACGCTGCTTCCAACCATACCACGGTTTTTTCTTCCCGTCAACGTATGGAGGAATCTGACCAACATGGTAGTATTGGTCAGCAGTAATATCATACACCTTATCAGTGGTGATATCAACTAACCACCAATGAGAACAATCGTGATAATCAATTGCTGTTCTCTGCTCAAGGACATCCGTGTCCATCAAGTAGAACAGGGCTTGCGAGGCATGATAGCAATGTCCAAACATTGGATTGGTTGCATTCTCTGCACGATATTTTTTAGTAACCATTTCTGGTTTTAGGTTACTAGCAATAGATCCCATGACCGATTCAATCTCAGTCATGGGATAAGGATCAAATTTTAACGTTCTGGTTTGAAATATTTCTTTGCCTTTATAACGATGACGTTCAATAATCTTCATTTCAATTAGGTTTCTTTTTGGAGCCTATACTATACTTAGTGACCAAGAGCCAGCCGTCTTTATCGCGGAAGGACAGAACTTTGATTTGATTGAGAGGTGCGACATCAAGAATATCATCTTCTTTGACGATGGTTACAAGTCCCCAATCAGAGAGAAGTCTTGCGATACGATTCCTGCGCTGGATATCATTTACAGTAAGATTAGCATGTTTTCCGTCAAGTGCAAACAGTTCCTTAAAATGGGTAATATAATACTTACCCTGCTTATGCAGAATGTGGCAACTTTGATAGAGTTTCTTTTCCTTTCTGGATGCGACTCCTATACGAGTGAGTGTTTCACGAACCTTTAAGAAATCATCTGGTTCATTGAGCACTACCTCAACCATCATATCAGGAGACCAATTTACTTGTGGTTCAACAGTTTGATTAGTCATTTTCTACCGCCAGTTTCAAGTCGTTGTTTTATGAATTTAATTTGTTCACTAGATAAAATCCTCAATGCTTGCAATGCTTTTTCAGTACTATAACCATAGTATTTCTTAACACATTCTAAATCATCTATTTTATCCTTACGGAGCCAAGGAGAGAATCTCTTTTTTTTCCTCAAACTATTTAGATAAAATGAATATTGCATATCTTTGTCTAACTGATGATTCTTGTTCATCTCATTAGCAAACATAATACAATCAAGATGACCTGCAAGACATTTATTTACAATGAACGGCGGATACTTCTTAATACTCTCTGGGTCTTCTTTGACCAGATCATTTTTATTGAAGTTGATAGAGTTGAGCCAGTCTTTGAGTTCCATTATCGAATAATTTGAATGTCGTCATCTTCTGTCCAGAGTTCTACATTGGTCCTGAACCTACCATCTGCCTTCAGTTTTTCGTATCTCTTAGTTGCCTTTTTCTTCCACCACTTGATGATGTTATCAAGTTCATGCTTTTCCCAGTTCTGACCACGGAGAAGTTCTTTCTGCTCGCCAAGAATCACTTCACGAACATTTGAATATCCATAATCCGAGATATAAAACCTCTTCTTCTGAGTCATTCCAAATGCTGCGGAAAGAGTCTTATTAAGAAGTTCAAGTTTATCTTTATCAGTCAAAGAGTTTTTCACAATAGAAATCATCTTTGTCTGTCTCTTCATCTTCTTAGATGAAGCTTTGTTATCTGTGAGTGGAGTATTATTATTCAAGTAAGTAAAACGATCATGCAATTTATGAAAAACATCATCATGAAGTAGAGGAAGAAACTTACTCTCGGTAAGACCCTTATATCGCATGAATGGTTTGAGGCCGTCATACTGTGAGGCATCGGTCACAGACCCATAGAGAGACGTTGTTTCAAAAAGGGCAATGTCCTTTTCAAAGGATTCATTCATCGCCTCACGGGCGAAATGAGAGCAGCATAAGAGGGCAAGGAGTTTGCCGCCAAGATAGTTGTATCCAAATGGTTGAGAAGGAACGATTACAAATCCCATCGCTGCATGGCGATTGAAGATTGATAGATCAGGTGCATGACCAAGCCATAAATTCCTTGGTTTGGAGTTGATCGTTGGAGACCCAAGACGAATAAATCCAACAATCTTTTGAGTATTTTTCTCGTAGATAATCCACTTCATTTCTCTCCCAGGAACATTCTGCTCATTATTATGAGAAGATACAGAAGCTAGAAGATCATTAAAAGTTTCTTGCGATACTCTTCCAGGACCGCCACTATACTTATTACTACCAACACGAACAATTTCAAAGTCCATATCTTCTGGATGAAGATCTTCGTTGAAGAACTCATCTTTCAAAGAGAACAAACGACTAGTACTAGAGATTACTTGCATTTTTACAAAACGCATATAATCCTCAATGTTTCCCATGTGAGAAAAATAATCAATAAATTCATCTGCCGCCCACGAAGCAGTCTCTGGAGATACTTCCATCAATCACAAAATAAGTTTCTTTTCTTCAGGAGTTACTAACTTACTCCCATATATTTCATTATACTTACTCTCAATAGAAGAATCAAGTTCAGCAATATACACAATATGATTACGACTCAGAGTAATCTCTGGTTTCTCACGATTAATCACAGTAGCCCAAGGAGCAAACCCAACATTCTGAGCACTAGGAAGAACGACAAGACCATTCTTAACAGTCACAGTATCTTCAGTTTCAGAAACAAGTTCAGCAACTACTTCTTCACCAGTAACAATACGGAACAATTTAACATCAATCATTTTTTATCTCAACTTGAATAGGGGACTTCATAAGATCTACAATGTTTATATATGCCCAGGCAGTAAATACCTGAGGGACTATGAATGCAATCATAGCCACGATCCAGAACCAATAGTAATAGTTTTCTTTGTTTTGTGTTCTCATTTGAATTCACGTTTTATGAAAGTGATACGTTAAAGATCGTTCTTAATAGAACTAATATTTCAAAGTCAAGTTCAGGAAGTTTTGGAAGATCATACTTTTTCTTTACATATTCATATGCTTCTAACAGAGAAAGGGGATCATCAACTTGATACTGCGGCTGCTTCTGGATTAATTCTTCTATTGGCCAAAACCAACAAACTTCACAGTTTATATTCTTTGCTACTTTAGAAGACATTTCCGCCATTTCTTCAATTGGTTCTTCCTCGTAATGGTCCATCAAAAGCACATCACATTCACCAACGTATTCATTAGCATCCGCATGAATAACTTCTGCCTTTTCAAATATTTGTGGATTATGCTCTCTATGATATTCAATGAGTCCTAAACTTTTTTCTATAATAGTTAGTTTGGTAACTTCTTTCTTATTAAGTAACCAGTTCTCCCTAATACCCAGTCCAAGTCCTGTAGTGAGAGTATGACCTCTAGCAAACCAATAATGTGAAAATACTCCACCAACAGATAATGATGTAGGGAAATACTGCCTCAACCACGTTTCACCATTAACGTATAGTTCCGCTTCTCCCTGAGCGTATTGAATTGCTCTGTTAGGATGCTTTTCGATATTCCGTGTAAGGTACGCTTTATCCCTAATGAAAATATCAACTTTGTTTTTATGATACTCTACAATATTAGGTTCTGAAAAATTAAAGTAGTCGAAGAATTTAGGAAAATCTAGGTTCATTTAAATTCACACTCCACCATAAGTTCAGTTAAACAAGCAAGCATATTTATTTCTTGATCCGCAACGAACGCCATCTGATACTGATACTTAGCAAGAACAAGCACAGCAGCAGGGATACTATTCGGAACCAAGGAATCATGTAGAACATCGTAAATACGACGCATGAGAACACCAGAGTCATTATCCAAGTTGTTAACAACCCATTTCCTAACTTCGGAAAACTCTTTGTTCTTAAGATTTTTAATAAGCCCATTTACTTTTACATCACTAAAGGACGCAAGGATACCACTATCGATTTTACCTGAAGATGAATATCTTTGCAACTCATTGAGAACACGACGCCAATCGGGGAAGTGTTTATTGATCAGTTCTACCAAGACCTTGTTATCATATTCAACACCTTCTGTATCCAAGATCTCTTGGAGTCTCGCGAAGAATTGTGCTGCGAGTCCTGGTCGGTCTGCTGAATTGGTTGAAAAGTCAATACACGCGCACCTGGAGTGAAGTGGTTCGACCAATCGGTTTTTGTAGTTGCAGGTGAAGATGAATCTGCAGTTTGCACTAAACTCCTCAATAAACGCCCGTAGGAGGAGTTGTACATCATTGGTTGTGTTATCTGCTTCATCAATGATGATGACTTTGTG